TGGTTCACATCAACAACACCGTGCCTGGCATCAACACCATCGTTCGTATGGGCTTCATGGCCGTGTCGGGTCTGGCCGTCAACAATGAGGTCATTCCCTACCGCGAAGGCGGCAACAATACAACGACGCGAAAGATGCCAGGGCAGTCTGACTTTGGCCCTCTTACCTTCACAAGAGGGTTCATGGCAGCCCCTGCTGATGCGGGCGTGGGAGCTAGCGGAACCGATGAAATCTACAAGTGGTTCAGCCAGATCTTCTCGGTGAATGTGGGTGCTGGTATGGGCAGTGACACCACTGACTTCCGGTTCCCGGTGACCATCGATGTGCTGGCCCACCCCATCACCACGGGTGGTGGTGCGGCTGGGAAAGAGAGCTCACAGGCAACCAACCCGGCCATCAAGGCCCGCTTTGCCATCTATAACTGTTGGCCCATGGGCTACAGCTTCAGCGACCTCGAGGCCGGTGGTAATGCCGTCTTCATCGAGAACCTGACGCTGGCACATGAAGGATGGGCCCTGCTTACCGCCTCTCAGGCTCCTGGTAAGTACCTGGGCACTTCTCGGATGCCATGAGTGACTTGACTACTTTTGATCCCAGCTTTATTGATCCCCTGGTTAATCCAGAGGCTGCCAACGACGCGGTGAAGGAGCTCACCACTCCTTCGCTGCCTCTGATGCCGTCTCTACCCTCCGATGTGATACCCCTACCCGGTGGCTACCTCGACCGCGATGGGGTGCTGCATCGGGAGGCCAGGATTCGGGAGATCAATGGCTCCGATGAGGAGGCCATGGCTCGGGAGCTCCGCAGCCCAACCGTGAACGTGCCCCGGGTGGTGGATCTTCTCCTCAAGCGGTGCGTGCTACAGATCGGTACGCACGGCTCTACGCCTCAGCTGCTGGGTGAGATGCTGATCGGTGACCGTGCTGCACTCATGCTGGCGATCCGGGTGCTCACGTTCGGCAACGATTGGGAGGTGCCTGACTTTCCCTGCCGGCTGTGTGGCAAGGAGTTCGGTTGCATCGTGGAGCTCGACTCCTCTATCCCCATTCGGAAGATGGAGAACCCTGCGGTGCAAGAGGTGGAGGTGGAGCTCCGCAACGATCGTCACGCCACCTTGGGCTTGGTAACCGGTGCTGTGCAACTCGAGATGGTGGGTGACGGGAACCGCACGGGCCCGGAGGAGATCACCATTGGTATCGATCGCTGTATACGGCGTCTCGATGGTCTGCCGGTGGCCGGCGCGGTAGCTCAGCGGATGAGCATGGCTGATCGACGCAAGATCGCGACCGCTCTGGCTGATGCTCAGCCAGGCCCCCGTATGGAGGAGGTGATGGTCACATGCACCGAATGCGGTCGCGAAGCTGCCTACACGGTCAGCCTTGTGGACTTATTTCGCTAGCGATCTCACCCCGTCCGACCTCCTCTACCTCCAGTACCAGCGAATCAGTGAGCGCTTCCCGGGCTGGACTCTGTCCGAAGTCAAATCCATGCCGTTCCCAGAGCGTAGGCACTGGGTAGCGGTCGTCCTGTCAGGGGCTAAGTAGTGGCTGATGGCTACGGTGTGGGACTGTTCGACAGCAAGGGCCCGCAGGGGTTTGCCGACACCATCGGCAAGATCTCCTCTGCTCTGACAGGGGTCACCGACAGCTTCGACAAGTTCGGCGCCTCGGCGGAAAGAACCATCCAGAGCCTGTCGGATGCCATCGACAAGTTGGTTGCCAAAGCCAAGTCCATCAGTCTCCCCAGTATGACGGCACCAGGCGGCGGGGGAGGTGGAGGAGGAGCTCCTGGGTGGACACCACCCCCCTCGGCACCGGGTGACATCCCTCGGAATCCTCAATGGAGCGGGGGGCCGCGAAACATCCAGCCTGACGGGACGAATGCTCCTCCCCCTCCCAGTCAGCACATCGACCAGTCCGCGCTGGCGAACTCCATCGCGGACACCTCCTTCGACAAGCAGATACTCGACACAGCCTCCAAGGCGAATCCTCCTTCCATGGTTCGCGGTGGTGGAGGAGGTGGCGGCGGGGGTGGAGGAGGCTGGGGAATCAACTGGGGCGCGGCAGCTACCTCCATACCAGCGGCGGCTGCTGGTGCCGCTCAGCGGTGGGTGCAGGGCCCTGGTGGCGCCATGATCTCCAATGCCGTCCAGGGCGCCACTATCGGTCAGCTGATCTCGGGTCAGTCATTCATGAGCGGTGCGGCGCGCCGTAGCTACGTCATTCCCCAGGGACAGCTGGTGCAGAATGTCGCGGACTACGCTCAGGGCAACTACTACGCCGCCATGATGATGGGCCAGACGCCCAATGCTCCTCCTGGCAGCCTGTCGGCTCGTAACTTCAGCAACCTCCAGACCGGTACCAATCAACTCATGACCCTGGTGCCAGGCATGAGCTATCAAGGAGCCCTGGCAGCCCAGAACCAGATGCAGCAGGGCAGTGTGCTCAATGCTGCTCTGCGGGTGGGCATCAACTTGCGTCCGGGTGGTCAGATGCAGACCCCGGAGCAACAGTACGGTGCCATTTTCAACCGCATGTTCCCTGGCGGGCCTCCGTCTGAGGATGTCTTCAACCAGGTCATGGCTCCTGGTGGCACTGGTCAGTCCAACTTGGGGATGATCGGCATCACTCCAGGCAGTGACGCCTACTTCGGCTTCATGCAGTACGCCCGGACGCGACTCAGAATGACCGCTCAGGGCAAGGTGAACACCTCAGGGAACAATATGCCCAACGTGGGCACTCAGAAGGGTGCCAAGCAGGCCGGCCTGGATACGCCCTACTACTCCCAGTTGAAGGCTGAATCGAAGAAGTCACAGCTGGAGTCCAAGCTCGAGCCCACCCTTGCTGACGCGGCCAAGACCCTGAACGACGCCGCCACCAAGCTGCTGAATTACGCAGAGGACATGACCAACATGGGTGGCGGGCTCGGCAAGATGTTCGGGCTCCACGGTCTCACGGGCCCCAGTGGGCTCATGGGCATGCTCAATCCCATGAGCATGCTGGGTCATATCCCTGGCTTGGGCGGGCTCCTGAAGGGAGTACCAGGTCTCGGCACTCTTGCCGGTGGTGGTGGTGGGATCGGTGGCCTGGCTGGTCACATACCAGGTGTGGGTGGCATCGCCAAGGGTCTGCTCGGCATCGCTGGCTTCCAGCACGGTGGTGTGGTCGGTAGTACCGACAGTGTGCCGGCCATGCTCACCCCCGGCGAGATGGTGCTGTCGAAGGACTTGGTAAGCCAGATGAGGTCTGGGCATACCTGGCAGCAACTCAGGGCAGGTGCTGGGGCTGGGACTGGCGGCGCTCGACAGGGTGCCTCGAGCTCGGTTGCGGAGCTCCTCTCGAGCAAGGTGTCGGACCTGGATCCGAACTCGGTTGCCAGTGTGCTGTTCGGTCCTATCAGCGCGAACACTGTCCTCGCTCAGTTCACCTCGGCAGCGAAGAGTACCGGCGGTGGAGGTGCTGGGGGTACGGGAGCCGGCGGTGGTACTGGCGGTCAGCAGGGAGCGACCGGTGGCGTGTCTACCGGCACTGCTGGCGGTCCAGGAGGGGCACAGACGGGGCCCTACGCCTGGAAATACAAGGGTACTCAGGCAGCCAAGATTCAGGATCTGACCAAGATTTTTGGCGGTGGTGCCGGTGGTGGCGGGACACAGACATCCAGTGGCAATGGGGGCAGTAGCGGTGGTGCGGCGGGAGGAGGCGCGGCTACCGGCAGCACCAGTGCTCAGAAGGCGTACAACTTCTTGATCAGCAAGGGGCTCACCGACTTCCAAGCAGCCGGCATCGTGGGCAACCTGGCCCAGGAGTCTGGAGTCAATCCGTCCTCCAACCAGAGCGGCGGCGGGCCCGGTCGAGGCATCGCGCAGTGGACGGTCGACCAGCGCTGGCAAGGTGTGCTGGCTCTTGCCAAGCAGGAAAATAAGCCGGCCACGGACCTGGGTGTGCAGCTGGACTTTCTCTGGTCGGAGCTCACCGGTTCCGAGTCGGGCGCCTTGTCTGCAGTGAAGGCGGCGACAGATGTCACTGGTGCTACCCAGGCATTCGAGCAGGGTTACGAGCGCGCCGGCATTCCCAACATGGCGAACCGGATCAAGTACGCCACGAACCTTCTCAACTCCAAGGGAGCTAGCTACGCTCGAGGTACTCAGCTGATTGCTCGCAACCAACTGGCGATGCTGCATGCCGGCGAGGCAGTCATCCCTGCCGCCGACAATTACTCCATCAACCCGTACAACGCTCATGGTGCAGTAAATGGTGGTCCCACGGTCCACCTGAACTTCAAGGCAGGGGCCATCGTCCTCCAGGTGCCTCCGACCTCGAGCCAGCGCGACATGGAGAATCTTGCCAACCAGTTCGTCGCGGCGATCTCCAAGCCCCAGGTACTGGCCGCGGTGAGGAGCAGATAATGCCGAATCTCAACCCTCCCGATGTAGGGGGCAGTGCCTACACCGCCTCCAATAGCTCGGCCCCTCAAGACGCCAAGCCGGTCGCTTCCAAGCCCGGTGACCAGGCATATGCCGTAGCTCAGCAGCAGCTGAACAAGCCGTATGTCTATGGTGCCACAGGCCCAGACTCCTTCGATTGCTCGGGGCTCATGATGTACTCCTACGCCCAGGGGCCCCATCTCCAGATCGGGCGCGATACTTCGGCGCAGTGGAATAACCAGACCAGTCTGTCCACGTTCTACGACGCGCTGCAGCCATTGCCAGGCCAGCCCAGCGCGACGGATCTGCCCAACCAGCTGGAGGTCGGTGACCTCGCCCTGTACTTCCAGCCTGGCAACAGCGGAGAGAACGCCCACGTGAGGATGTTTGCCGGGGGCGGGCAAATGATCGAGGCCCCCTATACGGGAGCGAATGTCAGGATGGTGCCCCTGGATCTCCAGGGTGATGCCTCCGAACCCTTCCGGGGCATCAAGCGGGCTACGGGTGGTGGAAGTCAGGCTGGTGCAGCTGGCAGCGCGGCCGGCGGGGGCAGTGGTTCGGGTACGGGCTCGGGTGCCAACAGCATTGCCAACAATCCGGGTAAGGCTGACGCTGGCTTCGTCGATCAGCCTCTCACTGATCCACGCAACAACCTGCCCTTCTCGGCTGCCTTCCAGGGCATCGCCGGCTTCCGCTACGTGGGTCCGAAGATCGGCTCGAGGGGGGCGGCGCAGTCCACCGTGCTCACCAACATGAAGCTGGTACGTGGCGGCATCGTGCAGCTGATGACCCAGGGAGACAACAGCGCCATGAAGGCGCAGAAGGGTGGGCAGTTCGCCTGCTACTTCATGATGAACCCATCCTCGGTGGGTACGGACTGCACCATCAACACTGACGTAGCTTCCCCAAGTCAGCAGTCGGCCGCGGCCATGCAGGCTGCGCCCTCTTGGATGGCCCAGCAGACCATCAGCTTCACGCTGATCTTCAACCGTATGTATGAGGTGTGGCAGGGAACTGTCAAGGGCCCTAACGGAGGGCCCGGTCCTTCCGACATCGGAGTGCGTTGGGATATTCGTGCCGTTGAACGTCTGATGGGCATGTTTGACGCCCAGGCACTCAACACGCCGAAGGGCGTCAACAATGTGGGGCTCGGTGTCTCCGGTGCTGGCTCCAGCCCGCCCTCATCCCTGCCTGTCCAAGTGGTGCTGGGTGGGCCGAACTCCATCCAGTTTCAGGGCTACATCGGATCGATGAGCTACACCTACACGATGTTCGACGCCAACATGATTCCGATCGAGGCCAGTGTCGACATCTCCATCCTCAGGCAGTACCTGCCGTCGCTGTCCAGCGCTGACCTGGTGAACCCTCTGGTGACGCAGGTCGGGTACCTGGGCTCGGTGACGTTCCCCTACTCACCTAAATCCACCTTCAACTCCAAGAGCGGGGTGGTGCAGATCAACAAACCAGGAGGCATAAGCCTGTGACCATCCTGACTGGCTCTCGTTATATGGGGCAGCCTGTGCTCACTGTCCCGACAGCTACTCAAGGCATGGTGGCAACGGTCTTCGCGCCTCCGAGTCCGGGTCTGCCGAACTTCCAGCTGTACACCGTGGTGCAGGGTGATCGCCTCGACACCATCGCCGCCAAGATGTACGGCGTCCCCGAGTACTGGTGGAAAATCGCCAACGCCAACCCGGAGGTGTTCTACCCGGAGAACCTGATCTCTGGCGCCATCATCAGGATTCCTACGTGACGGTTCAGTCGGCTGCGTACCCCATTTTCGACCCCGGGGGGATCAAGGCTCAGAAGCAGGTGAACCGCGTCAAGGTGATGATGACGGAGGGCATGCATGACACCGCCGTCATCACCCTGCGAGGTGAGGAGCAGAACAAGCCAGAGCTCCAGCCTGGCACCCCGGTGAAGATGCAGTACGGCTGGGCCTCGGTCGACATGGACTACTTCTATGGCTACATCGACCACATCGAGACTCACTACAACTGGTCGATACCCGATGCTCTCGAGTACGAAGACGTCGTCTGTCTGGGCGTGAGCTATGGCATGAAGGATCCCTTCGTGGGCACCTGGACGAACGTGCCGGCGTCATCGATCGCGCAGTTCATCGCCGCCAAGTTCTTTCTGGCGACGTTGATCGAGCAGGGTGACTATCGCTGGCCCAGTCTGGGGAGCCCCGGCTCCTCGGCCTGGTCGTACCTCAACCAGCTGGCGAACATGAACGGCTACTCCCTGGCTTGCAACCAGAGCCTGCTGCGCTTCACCTCGATTGACACATCCATGAAGCAGAACTGGCCGTCCATGCCGGTTTTCCGCACCCGTAATAGTGCCCAGGACTTCGCGCTGCAAAGCATCTCGAGGTTCCAGGTGTTGCAGGGTGATGCTCTCCCCCTGGAGACGCAGACCAAGGCGGTCAGGCAGATCAACGGGGTGGATCTGCGGACCGGCAAGATTGTGGGCGCGATCGACGACGCCAGTGCTCTGAATCAGAACCTGCTGGGTAGGACGGCGGTCTACCCCTTCTTCGGGGAGCAGGTCTCTGATGTGGTGGTGACCAGTCAGGGCCACGCCCAGGCCGCGCTCGCCGGCATGACACAGTGCAACCGCTTCACCTACCAGGCCACCGCGACGTTGAGTGGCCTGACGTCGGTGAAGCAGGGCATGCCCATCATCCTCACTGGCATTGACTCCAACCAGGACGGCATGTGGTGGGTGCAGGAGGTCACCCACAAGATTCTGTCGCAGGGCTACAGCATGGACGTGTGCCTGGGTCGCGACTCTCTGGGTGACAGTGGCAAGCGCCCGATCCAGGGAACGACGGTGGCTTACCAGCCCAACAACCCGTTCGTCTACGCCATGACCAACACACCGGCCACGGTGCTGGTGAATAATCGCTGGCGAGCCGCGAACCAGTTCAATGTCTATGTCTCTAGTTAAGCCGCCGGGCGCGTCGATCGCGCTTCCTGGTGTCTATCCGGCACAGGTCTACTCCACCACGGATCCGCAGCATCAGAACCGGATCCAGATGTACATCCCCCAGATCTATGGCACCACG